CAATGCGGTTAATTTCTGTGCGTGCTTCGGTCTCGATCTCGGCTGCGGCCACGCGGTTTGCCACGCTATATGCCTCACGCTCTCCGATCGTTGTCGGACCGCCAGCGCCCTTCAATGTCTCGAGAACAGGTTGCGCGCCCATCTCTCCAACAATCTCACGGCCACGCTGCTGCGCCTGGAGCTGTTGCTCCTTGTAAACGAAGTCCGACATCCGATCGACCTGTTGGCTAATCGTCTGCCCTAATCGAGCGCCTTCGCGGAAGTTTGCAAAGTCAACTTGGCCAGGCTGTGCAGCCCTTACCCCTGCTCTCTGATATCTTGGAAGAATTGCCATTTATGTTTACCCCGCTGAAATATCCAGGGCAGGGAAACCAAGCTGGCTCTGCCTGTAAGATCCTTGCCCCATCGTGCCGACTGCCTGGACAATCGAGGACAACATGGCTGTTTTACCAGCCTGGCGATAGATATCAGCCTGGTAAGATGCCATGCCTTCTGCCAGGACTGCGTTATCTTTCGAGATGTTATATTCGCGGATGCCTTCTTTCATCGTGTAGTTAGCTAATGATTGAGCAGATCCAGACATAGGATCAACGCCGCCAGCTGCCGCTCGAGCAACAAGCGTTCCCATTGTTTCGTTCATACCCTTCAGAACATCAGCGGCTTGCTGTTTATACGCAATCGCCTGGCTGCGCCCCTGGATCCGAGCCTGGGCTGCCTGAGCGTTATACATTTTTTGTTGCTGATATCCCGCATAAATCGTCCCTGCGGCTGATACTGCTGCAAATGCTAACTGTGCCATATCAATTCCCCACGCTCATTCGATACTCCAAGCCCAGCAGCGTCATCTTTTGCGGTGCTGTCTGTGTAACGGTAATTTGTCCTGTGTTAGTAAAGCCAAGAACCCCGCTAACTGTTTTTGTGCCAGTAAATTCCTGGGTGGCTGTATCGAGAACGCCTACGCCAAACTGACGGAAGGCGACTTCTTTGCCATTGATCGACATATTCTGCGTCTCGTAAACGATTGCATCGATCTGCAAGATCCGTTTCTTTGTCCCCTGGATCGTGCCTTGTGCCAGGCGCGGCTCGGCTGGCATCGTCTTAATCTCTACATCGAAATCAATGCCGACCTCATAAGAGCTGGTCGAGGCTGTCTCGAAAGTAATTGTGTAAGGTGTGGCTGGGACCGTCTGAGCTGGCTCAATAACGCCATCACGGATAACCTGGACCTCTTTCCCCTGGAGGTGGTCCATCGTGACTGACGCCGCAGCTCCACCGCTTTTGGCGCTATCTGTGGTGAAATCATCACTGAATAGCTCGAGGAAATAATTTACTGTGCCATTGATCGTGCGCTTTACAATAACAAACGCTTTATCGATCTCCACAGCGCAAGCAATAAAGCTACCATCGGTTATAAACTCGCTAGGGGCAATCACATTTTGTGCAGCCAGGATTGAGTAGACTGCCATCGTTCCATCATTATTTACCAGGAACAAGCGGTCAGTTTCGTCTGTAGACGTTGCGCGGCGCACTGCCAGGTCAACAGGCTGACGCACCAGGTGTGAGCTAAGAACTGACAATGCTGTTGTGTTATATGCCGCAACAGTATCCTGGAACTGAAAGCTGATGATCGATTTGCCCTGGCGCTGGATGAATATCGTCGCGCCGTTAAGATCTTCGATCGGCACACCAGGCTTACTGCCCAGGCGCGTTTGTGGTTTGACCAGGAGCGTTGAAGGTGTGATCGGATTATTGGCCGACTGGCTCACAACGAACTCACCGCCAGTTGTAAAGATTTGCAGCTCTGGGCCAGAGTAAATATGCGTGATGACATTAAGCTGGTTGGTGTTGATTGTCGCCTCGACAGCATCATCATCCAGGGCCGAGCCTGGATTGAAGTTGAAGTAATCGATGACGCGCGATCCCCAGATCGTGTTGGGCCGTGACTTGGACCCACCGAAATACAGGCGCCCCTCGTGAAATGTCGCGCTGCGCGGCCATCCTCGAGTGGCCGACCAGGCATCTTCCCAGCCGTGTTCGCTCTCCCAATCGCCAGACGCAATCGGATCTGTGTCGAAGAAAGGAACCTCGACATAAGCCTTCATCTCTGTGTCGCTAACATACTCGGTGTATCGAGCGCGGCCAAAACCACTAAGAACATTGAGATATTCGTTAACCGCTGCGGGTTTGAACGCCTTGATCTCATATTGGCTGGTCGCATCTGGTGCCACTGTCCACGCGGGATAGACCGTTGCAACCTTTGTGGCCGCCACATAGTCCTCGATGTGTCGCGTCTGGCCAGATCCTGTGCCAGCGGTGATCTCAATGAACATGCCATTGGGCTGGTCATTCGATGTGTAGGATGTGGCGGCTTTGAGTGTGATCGTATCAGAGCTGCCAGCTTGCGCAGTGCCAGTGTCAGTTGTCACGCTGGATGCTGTAATAGTTACATTGCCGCTAATTGCGCTTGGCGTAATCGTAAACTGGGGGCTATGGAAATCGATCACGTATGCGTATTGTGGGACAAAATCAATCGGCAAAGCCTCGACAGTCCAGGATGTATCGCTATTGCGTACAATGCGCTGAGGCTCGAGATCCTCATGCACCAGGATTAGTGTATCCACTGCCTGGGTGTAATTGATCTCATCGAGCATGGCGGCGGTAATTGTTGTCGTCGCGTAATCGTTACCGCTGCCATTGATGTTTGTTTGCAGCACGCCATCCTTAAACACATACATGCGCAAATTGACGAACACCAACATATAGCTGTCAGAGCTGCTATACTCGAAGGGGATCAGTTTGAAGTCAGTAAAGCTCGAACCAAAGTCATGGATGAACTTGAGACCATTGCGGCGGCGCACCCCGCCTTGTGGTTGCACCAGGACATTCTTCGCAACCTCGAGCGCGTTCTGATACTGCTCGAGATCGGTCCGCGCCTTTAGAAGCGGATCCAGCTCTCCGACCGAAAAGTTTGTCTGGAACTGAACAATCCGCGCCATGTTATCCCCTTACATCGATAAGCGAGTAATCCTCGATGACTTGTGGCAGCTGGCCACGGCTATCGATATTCATTGCTTCACGGAACAAACCACCTCGACCATTCTCTCCAGGCGTGCCAAACGCCAGGGAACGGTAATAATCTGCTTTAGAAATCTGGTCAGTGATAATCATGCCAAGCTCTCCAGCCATTGCGTGACGCAGTAGATGGATGAAGTAATACGGCATCTTCGATTCATTCACGGTTGCCTGGTAATCAATATAGACGGTCTCTTCATTGGTATAAACCTGATCGCCATAGATCTCCCACCCGTAGCGGAGCGGCATCCCAAATGTATCGGCAGTGTTAAACAGAGCGCGCACGCCAGAGAGCATGTCGCCAGGAAGCTGATAGGCATATTGCCATTCAGTGATTGGTGCTGTTGCCAGGCGTGCCAGCTGAACCTTTTGATAGCTCCAGCTCCAAGGATACCTAGAAAGCAAAGAATCCCGAAGATCGGGATATAGGCGGTCACATGCTTGGGCTGCGTCAGATCCTTCTGTGAAGGATGAGATCGGCTGGGCGCCTAACATGATGAGCGCGTCCGAACATACGGATAAACTTGTATCGCCAGCTGCCATGCGAACCTCCTGTCACTGTGAGAGAGGCCAGGTTGCCCTGGCCTCACCCATCTTAGTCGCCGTCTGTTGCGGCTAGTGTGGTTCCGTCTGCGACATCCACAACCCCTGCGCTGTTCGATAGAACTTGCGTAAGAGTGCAAACAGCAGTGCCACCTGTCGAAGTTACACAATAGATCAAGTCGCCCACTTCAAGAGTGTCGGACAGGTCATTGAAATAACCTTCGGTGTTTACGTCAGCAATTGTATCAGCAGTCTTGTAAGCGTAGATGCTTGGAGCAGTGCCACGCTTTGAGGCTGCTACGGTTGCTAAACCAGTGCTAGAGAAAGCCATCAGTCAGTCCTCCTTATTCTGTGCAGCTGATCTTGACGATGCCTTCGTCGTCGATCGCTACTGCGCCAGCTGAGAACATGGAGCTAACCAAGAACGATGTCTTTTCTGGGACATAGTTGATCTCGGATTTTTGCGCCATTGATTCAGCATAGCCCAGAGCATCTTTGTGCCAGGCAAAGCAAGAACGGGTTGAAGGCTTAGGAATACCACCTTCATCACGGTCGCCCATGGTCAAGATGTTAAAGCCCATGAATGTGTTGACCTCGCCACGGACGAGAGCCTTCACGGCTGCGAAATCGGAAGAAGTGACTTCTGTTTCGCCAAGCAGAGCATCGAGCTGAGATGCGTGCATGAGCAAGTAACGACCCTCAGACGGGACATTGTTCTCATTCATCGCCTTCGCAGTTGCGCGAAGTTTCTCGATGTTCATGTTGGTGCCAGCACCACCGACAGATGTCGCAACGGTTGATGGAGAGCCAGCAGCATTGAGTGCATCAATGATGATCTGGTCCATGCGGCGTGCGATTGACTTAGATACGACTTCAACCAACTCACGGCGCTCATCAAAGTTGATGTGCGATTGGTGGAAGATATCGCTGTATTCAGCAGCGATGTAGTCGCTCATAGTCGCAGTGACTTGGCTATAGGTTACATTCAAAGGAGTAACGTCTGTTTGCGGAACGCGAACAGTTGCAACGCCTTTACCGATTTTTGGGAATTTTACAGTGTTCCCCTGAACGCCAGTGCGTGTACGGCAAGTACCCCGCAAAATGGATTCAGCTTGATAAGCCTGCTTTACCTCTGATTCAAACAGGGTAACGAAGGCCGTAGTGACATTCTGCGCCATAGCAGAACCCTCCTATAAAGAGTTTCGACCAAGCGCGATCCGTTATCCTGTGAGGGCGGTCGCTTGCGCGGGGATGGCCGCGCCACCAAGGGTGTTTACCCCAAATGACGGGCCGCGCAAGCGGTTATCCGACTACCTCAGTATAAGAGCAAAAGATATCTTTAGCAAGGAATTACTGTTGAGATGCCATCCATTGCTTTTCAATGCGCGATCGGAACGCCGTATCTGTTGTCCATCGAGGATCAGCGATAGCGGCCTCGAGATCTTCTCTCGTCATTTCTGGCGCGCTGGGCGCTGGCTGTATCGGTATGCCCTCATTCGTCAACGCCTGGTGATATTTTAAGAACGCATTGATTGCATCGGCGCTGTCCAGGCTGTTAGCCATAGCTTCACGCTCATTGTTGCTCAATGGTGCTTTCATCAGCAAACGCTCGGCCATCTGGATCTTTTCCTGGGCGCGCTCACCTAGCTTTGACATCTCCTGGGTTCGATCATACTCGAACTGTTGGGTGACATCCCCGCTTATTTGGAGGACACGCGAAGCAAGATCCTCGAAAGCAGCCTGGCTAATGCCGTTCTCTTTAGCCCAATCTTGATACGCACTGACAGTAGGATCATCTGGGTTGAGACCTGCATCCACCAGATCTTTAAGGTTGTAACCATCTTCTGGAGCTTTGTGTTTACCCTGGCTAAACTTCTTTTGAAGCTCATTGTAACTTTTTGCCAACTTTTCAACATCAGGTCCATCCTCATCCCAAAACTTTTCGGGATAGTAATCTGGCCGCGTTAGCGGCTCATCATCACTTTCTGGGGTTTCAACGGGGCTTACATCACTCGGGTCAGGATCGTGAAGTGGGATCGGCGCCTCTTGAGGCTGTGCTGAAACATCTTCCTGGGCCTGGGGATTGATGAGCGGGGCGTCAGCTGCGACGTTATCCTGCCCGACAGTTTCCTGGTTATCCATTATTCGGTTCTCTCTATACGTTTTTCGATCATGCGGACGATCTCTGCCATCCCAGTCCTGACGTAACCATAGCTATGATCTTCGCCAGGGTTCCAGGTTGGCCGTTCGATTGTGATAGAGCGCAGATGCGATAGCACCCTTTGCCCCTCTTCCGACTTAAAGACACGCCCATACAGGATATCAAGATCATCCGCTTGTCGAACTTCAATCCTGGGCGCGTCTGTTAAGCCATCCCATCCATCTTCCATCATACCATTGCTCCTGCCATCGCACCGCCGTCATTCACAGCACCTGGCTGTGCTGGCTGCTGCGCCTCCATCATGGCTTGCTGCATCTGCATCATAATCTGTTCTTGTTCTTCTGGGCTGTTCAGAATGTTCTGATCGATCCCCAGCCGCTCCGCGATAAACGCAAGGACACGCGGCACTGAGATTGACGCTTGACCTTGTGGGCCCATA